GNNTGTAGCGCGACGCAAGGTTTGGAACCAACTTACGCGAGGTTTGGAACCGCGTTTTAAGGATTTTTTTACCCCGTTTAATTGCCGATTAAAAGCTCGGTTCTCACCTGTGACCGACTGCCTTCCTTCTTGCCCATCGAGTACTTCAGCTCGACTTCTTCGACTGTGAATTGTTTAAAAATCTCCCGCACCTCGGGTGTATCATTAATGGTCATCAGGAACCGGCCTTTGATGCCTGCCAACACCTTGGCCAGATCCACAAAATCCTGCTCCACAAAGTTGTGTTCATAACCGTTAATCTTCCAGTACGGCGGATCGAGGAAAAACAGGGTGTATTCCCGGTCATAGCGTGGAATCAAATCGCGGAAATCGAGGCACTCAATCATCACCTGGCCGAGCCGAATCCACGCCTCCTCGAGTAGCTGTTGCAAGGTGAACAAGTTGAGCCTGGGTGTGCCTGTGGTCGATGTACCGAAAGTCCGGCCACGGCTGCGGCCACCAAAGCACATCCGTTGCAAATAAAGATAACGGGCGGCCCGCTGAATATCGGTCAGAGTGTCGGGATTGACCTGCATCAGCCGCTCAAATTCGTCCCGGGCGACCAGAGCGTATCTGAACTGACGATGCAGCTCCTCGGGATGGTGTTTAACCGTGCGATAGAGGGTAATCAGATCACGGTCAAGATCGTTGATGACCTCGGTTCCTTTTGCCTCCTTGGCAAAAAAAACGTTGGCCGCCCCGGCGAACACCTCGACATAACATTGGTGCTCCGGGAATCTGGAAATGATGGTTTTGGCCAGACGGCTCTTGCCACCAAAATAGGGTATCAGTGCTCCCACGAAAGGCTCCTTGTGGAAATACAGGCAATGTGCTAATAACCCCCCCGCGCTGTCCGCAGCGTGCATCGGGGCTATAGCAGGAGAACCTGTGAATCACCTCCCGTGTTAGCGCACGGTTGGATGGTTCGGGGAGGGTGTCTGCCCTCCCCAGTCCCGTCCTCTTGTATCAATCGCTCAAGTCATCTTGCCCTGTTAGGCCCTAGCGACCGATAAGTTCCATTTACTCAAACTAATCAAGCCATCGCGCACGCTCTCCAGCTCGAAACGGAGCGAGATGCTCAACCGGCCCAGGCCGTTGTCGCTTTGTTCATCGGCAGAAAGATAGGTGTAACTGGTGCCGGTCAAGCCGGTGACTGTGCGCAGCAGAGTATCGGTCTCGCCGTAGATCCGTAGAGTGTAGGTGGTGCCCGCTTCAGGCCCGATGTTGCCATCGTCCTGTTTATTGAGCGTCACCGTCTGCAATCGCCGGTCCCGATGAGACCAGGTCACCGCCAGTTCTGCCGCCGCGCCAATACTGACCGGCCAGCGAGAGCCGTTCACCTGCACATTGCCCGGCGGATAGGGCCGCATCATCCGGCCAACCGTAGTGATGGTATCGGTGGTTGCGTCAGCCAGTGCCAGGCGTCCCAGTGGTGTCGACGGCAAAATTCGCACCTCCACCACCTCGCCGGCCACTCGCTCCGTGCGGTCCAAGCCGAACGAATCCTGATGACACCACAGCAAGGCCCCGCCGGCATGCGCAACCGGGATGGTATCCAAAACGCCCCGGTCCACGGCCAGGGTATTGGCCTCAATGTCCACGGCAGTGATAGCCACCAGCTCATCCCCCAGGGCAGCATAGGAGCCGATCCGCACCAGGTTGGTATCGATCGGCATGGTCAGAGTCAAGGTGGAGCTGACTTCCGGCACCAGCGCATCGACCACCTCGCCGACCAGCGGGAAATCATCGGTGTCGCGGCGGGTCCAATCGGTGGCACCGGCGTTGCGGGTCCACATCTCATAATTGAGGGCATCCGAACTGGGGCGGCTGCAATAACAGGTGACCAGGGTTGAGGTTTCGTCCAGCTCGGCCAGCACGGCATCAGTCTCACCGAAAATGCGGACGAACTGCCACCAGGTAAGCTCGACCAGCTGACGGTTCAGGGCCTCGGCAGGAGCGGTCAACGAACTGGTCCACTGGCTGGTTTCCGGAGTGGTCAGTGAGACCGCACCCAAACCGAAGACATCACGGATGGCAACGATCCGCAGCTGGCTGTCGGTGTGCATGCCGATCTCGACCGCGCTCACCCGCATGGCCATATTCTCGATGCCCAACGGGCTCCAGGTAAAATTGAAGCAGTCGCCCGGCTCCAACTGGCTGGCGGTGCGATTGACCAACAAGGTGCAGGAGGCAATGGGCATGCACATCTGCTGCAGCTCCCGCGCCGCTACCCGGGCCGCCAGCTCAGCAGAGGCAATGCCGACCATGCTGATGGTTGCCTGGTTGACCTGGCCGTCGGTACGGGCAAACCCGGCCAGATCCTGGACGGTCACCGCTTGCGGCTGGTTCTCCCGGTCGACCCAGTTGACCGTCACCTGGTTGACCGCTTCCACAGCGCTCGGCCCCTGGTACTCCACCAGCTCAATGATATTCGATTGGTTAAGCACCGGCAGGGCACCGATATTGTAATCGTTGCGCACCAGCTTGAGCTTGAGCAGACCGGTGGTATGGGCGAAGTAAAGCACCCCGTCGATGTGATCGAGGATGATCTGGAGAAAATCCTCAACGCTGGTATTCTTCGCCCACAGGAGCGACAACCCAAATCCTTCAGCCAGAAGCAGGTTGGCGGCGGTGACAAAACTATCCATGTCCAGATCAGCCACCGGGTAACCCATGCCGCCCCAGGTGGTGTTGACCAGGGTCTCGTAGATGATGTGGGCCGGGTTCATGTCGGCGTGGCCGTCCGGCGCGGTAATCTCGGCAAGATCATCGCGCCAGCCGACCAGGTTGCGCTTTCCAAGGAGTGACCACTCTTTGACATAGGGATTATTGGCGCTCAGCATGCACTTGCGGGCCACCAGGGCAAACAGGCCGCGATAGGCCGGAATACCGGAGCCAAGCACGGATTGGAGATAGCTGTTTTGCGCCTGGGTGGAACCACCGAAACAGGCGTCGACCGTGCCGACAACACCGCCCTCCCGCCCTTCGCCGCCGTGCAGGTCAGGCTGATTGATCACAATCGGCGCGTTCGACTCGACGGAGCCTGTCCAGGCCCATTTATCGCCCACCTTGATGCCGAGTACCGCGTCCAGGGCATGGGCAAACACCAGGTGCAGGCCCGCATAATAGCGATACCCAGTCGTGTAGCACTGTTCACTTTTCCCGCCACCGCCCATTAAACACACCTCCCTTTGGTGTCAGACTCGACAATGACGGGCTCTTGAGACCAGCCGGTTGACTCGGCAAAATTAACCGCGTCATGCGCCATGGATGAATCGTCAATGCTCAGCAGGTAATCGGCATCAATGCCATCGTTGACCAGGCCGCGCCAAGAGAGACCATGCGCTTTGCACCAAACGCGCATTTGCCGGTTGCAGTAGCCGAGCGCCTTGAGATGCCAAAAAGAAACCCGCCTCATTTCTTGCCCCCGCTACAGGTCTTAATCGACGTGGTGCCGATGTCGCCGAACCAGACGCAGTTTGGCGTGGAGATCAACCGAGTGCCGAACAGCACCGGCACCGGGCCGGAAGAATCAACGGTGGTTGCTTCCACCTCGCCCGGGGTGATGCTGCTTTGGGTAGATGCTCTCGGGGTCAGCAGGTAGGAAACAATCTGTAGGCCGATCCAAACGACTATTTGCCACATATCCGCACCATCAAACCAAAGCGTCGCCGCTGAAAGGATTGCGTGACGGCAGGTAAGGCAAGCCGCCATAATTGACCACGTTATTAAACCGCCCGGCACAGATAGTCATGTTGCGGCCGCATCCCGGCCACAGGGTCACCGACGCGCCTTCGGCCAGACCGGCCACGACATCAACCAGGGTGATCGCGGTTCCGCTGTGAGCGGTGATCATCCGGTAATCGCTGCCCGCCTGGAGCATGCCGCCAGTAAAGTAGCTGTCCTGGTAAGCCCCGGCACCAGTGACTGTTATCTGGTTGCCATTGACCGCTGCTGCCGTGGATCCAAAATCCCAGTCTGCCTGGTTGAGCCCGCAGGCCGCCCCAAACAGCACATGCGGGCAGCCGATCTGATAGACCCGGCGCAACCCGGCACGGCGGAACAAGGTAAACACCGAATCAGAGCTGATGGTTGCCACCGATCCGGACCACTTACAGCCGGTGACCCGGCCTTTCCATAATACCGAAAACTCGTTGTCCTCGTGATGGTGGCGGAAAATGGTGACGATCATGGTGGTGGTTAGCCAGCCGGTACGGAACAGCAGAGCCACCGGGTTGGTGGCGGCCAGGTCAATATCGATGGTGCTTTTGCGGGTGTCGCCGCCCCGGGTGAAGCCGCCCCGACTGACGAATACCGGCTGATAGAGATCCTCGCCATAGGCGACCTCGTGATCGGCGCTGGTATAGAGCCATTGCTCACCACCGAGAGTAAAGCGATACAGCTCCAGCGGGTGACCGGTAGCGGCCGATTGTTCGCGTGCGGTATAGCTCATGGCAGCACCATCAGGGGCAAGGTGAGTTCAAGACATTCTGGGCTGACCCAGTGGAGGTCGACGGCGTCACTGTCCAAGCGGCATTGCTCCAGCCAGGCGCAACGGTTGAGGGTGGCAGCTTCCACATCGACCGGCAAGGCACTATCCAGGGTCCATTGCTCCAGGCCGCTAGGCAGGGTCTGTACCCCGGTGATCATCCGCCGAATAATGGTGCCGCCGGTGGTGATCATTTCGATGTGCGATCGCTCCGGGCTGCCGGAAAGGGCATACTCGTAATCCATCGGCTCGATAACCAGCTCCACCGCATCAGCCAGCGCCGGAACCGCAACCTCGAAACCACGGTCATTGCCAGGAATCCAAAACGGCGACAGTCGCCCGGCGCAGTAGAATAAGAACCGAAGTATTGTGTCGATTGCCGGGCGACCGATCAGGAGGAAACGAACTTCACGGCGGATCACCGGCTCGATAGATTGAATGTCGTATTCGATCAGGCCGGTGTCGTTGTCGAGCCGCACCCATTTGTTATCCAGGGTCTCTTCCGGATCCACCCACGTCGGCACAGCCGGGCAGAGGGGAACGGTACGGTACAGTGTCGGGTCAAAGGTGGGCATGGCGCTTTCGTGCTGTGCCTCGAAACGGAAATGAAAGTCAGCCACAACCTCGGTGAATCGATTGATCCGGCGCTGCTCCAGGCATACCCCGTAGCGGCACGGTGCGACCCGACTCCCTGCCGGCCAGTCCTCATTGAAGGGCGCTGCCACGGCGACAAACTCCGGACCCAGACCGACGATCTCCCGGATCTCCATGTGGTCCCAGCTATCATAAGCGGCAATCCAGCGCCCGACGGCATAATCCAGATGCTCGGTCTTAACCGCCACGGTGGAGGACCCGGCATCGATCGGAGCCAAAGTGTTGCCTTCATCCCGCCACACCGGCGAAAAGAGGTAGCGGGTTTTGCGCAGGCCGATCCAGGTCTCAAACTTGCGCCGCATCGCGCCGGACAGCAGATACCGAAAATACCAGGCACGCCGGGGCAAGGTGCGCAACTGGATCCGCTGCTCGGTGCGGTCATGAGCAATCAGTACATCGGTTTTCCATTCAAGCCGCTCATCAAACCCGTTTTGCCAATTATGGGAGAGGAAGAGATACCCGACATCCCCTGCTAGTTGGGGCGCCCTGGACCCGTGGATTCGAAGAACCGGATCGAATTCGCAAGTGGAGAGAAAGCTGATGTAGGCATCAAATTCAAGGAGACCCTCCATTGTGACTGTAACAGTTACCAGGGTAGTCGATGAATCCCTCGCCCTGATTATTTTTGGGGGAGCGATATTCCATAGAATCCCTTCAGCTTGCTCATCTGACAGGATGCTGCTTAGAACCACATCCGTTGTTTTACCATTCCATATAACGATTTGATATTGTGCTTCCTTAACAAGGTATCCTGTGAAAATTTCGGGCGCTCTTAAAGGAGTAAAGGGAAATTCGTATCTGTTTGTCGTCTTTGCCGACAAAGCAGAAAACATAAGAGGACTTAACCCGGATATAAAACCTGTACTCATGTCAGAACCTTGTCAGAATGGTCATACACTGGTCCCACGGAAAAGTAGGTGGACTTCCATGTACGGCGTTTACCCCTCCCCACGAAATAAAGTCTACTGGTCCCGGACTGCCTCCTGAAGCCAACAGTCCATCGACTGGAAGTTCCAAATAAGGGAGAACGCCGAAGCTCCGTAAACAACTGTTCCCGCTATCAGGATACCACTTGTAAACTTCCTCTGGTTTGTCTCCGTAAATAATGCCTTGAGTGAGAAGAATACTGGCCTTTAACTGTATCTCAAGAGCGTCCATGGATTAAGCCCTCAACAAGCTCCAAGGGAAGGAACGACCCGTTCCAGTCGTTTGCTGCAAGGAACAGATGATTTCCTGATCAACCGGCACAGGGAGGGTGAACTTAATCGGTTCTGTCTGTACATCAGAATAGGTAAACGCATAGGCTAATCTGGTTGTACCTGCTGGAAGCACCATAGTCTTTACCCGGACAATAAGGGTGTCTCCTGCTTGCATGGAAGATGTGTCCACGGTTAGGACGTAAATACCGAGCAGTCCTGTTTGCTGTGCTACTTGATGCTCGGTATTTATCACTGCTGCCAGTGTCCCGCGGACTGCCGCTATAAGGCCCATGGTTAAGCTCCCAGTTTAAAGATGTAGTCAAGTGGAGATGAGTTATTAATGGGGAAACTGATAAACGTGTCGCTCCCTACCATAAAAGTCTCACCTGAGATATAAACACCACGCACTATTCCTCTGTACAGTCCAGGGACATATCCTAAGGGAACATACTTGGTGGTATCCGTTGCCAATATCTGATAGGCAAGCACAGGGATAGGAAAGATACTAATGTTAAAATCGCTGGGTTGGGCACTGGTTAGATCGCCCTCTGGCGAAGCGGAGCTAAATGTTCCACCGACTCCACCGGCTAAAACATTATAAGCGCTCCAGACTCCGTTGATATACATTTGAAGATTTCCGTACGTGTACCCTAAAGAGCCGGTCCCATTAAAGACATAAGAACCCTGATAAAATGGTGCTTGGAAACCATGACCACCGGACCAAGTTCCTATTTTATCCTGAATAGCAAAAAAGACGGTGAAATCCCAAAACCCCTGAAATCGACCGAGGTATAACCCCCCAGCAGTCGATATAAACATGACGGGGTTCCCAGCCGTAAAGTTCATAGCATTGTATGATCCTAGATTACATACTCCCGGCTGTGCAGTCGGTGCGGACCCTGCCGCATACCCGGTACAAGCTAAAGCGTAGGGGCCGCCATACAGTTCGAAATGCTGACCAGCCCCCTTATGAAAATGAAATCGCTTATTACCGTTGTAGTCACCAAGGAAATCTACCGTCCAGCCATTAGCGACGGCGAAATCTGCAAAATCTAATACTAGCTGTTGATACGTTGTGAAAGTTCCTGTTTGGATGTAGGGCATTAGTTCAACCTCAATGCACAAAAGTCAGATATTGATGCTCTGCTGGTATCCGGGACCACCAAGTAATTGATCCCGCCGACAGTAATGATATTCTCTGCCGTATTCTGAAAGCCACTTACTCGGAATAACCCCTCAACAGAGGCCAAGACCCCTTTGCAGGTATCCGGAGGCCCAACAATATACATCTGGTCGAGCAAGTAACTTCCATCCAAACTCTTTACGAGATTGCTTATTTGGGAGTAGTAGGGGGAACTGATACATCCAGCCCTACTGTTAAAAGTATTGTTAGTCCACATTGTATTGGAGTTTATAGGATGCCAAGCCCCGCCCGGACTAACAAACCCCCCATTAGCCTGATCTACATTAGCAAGTCGCAACAATGTGTTCCAGAAAGCGGCAGAGGACGCTGAATAGTTTTGTGCTTTACGGCCAGTTCCACCGCTGCCTCCTATAAGCAGAGGGTATGGGTATTGCGCCGTGGTGCCGACGGGAGTGCCAAGGCCCAGGTGCACCATTTGATAGGTAGTGGACACCTTGGCGACCACAATTATCCTACGAGGTGTAGCCACCATCCAATAAGGAATGGACTGATTCCAGAAGTAAGCAAAACACCATTCAAGAGGATTCGCATGAGGCATATCCTTAAATGATCTTCCCGATAGATAGCCGAAAGCCCCCGTGATTTCCCAATTGAAATACCCCGCACCGACGCTTTCGTAACACTCAACCCCGACAAATATAGCGTCAAGGCCGGCGTCCCCAGTTCCTTTTAAGAAAACCTTGCTCTCGCTCTGCTCCATAACCACCCATCCATTGGCAGCGGCAAAGGTAGTCATAACGGCGAGCAAATCTTTGTAGTTGGCGGCAGTGCCGCTGGTATAGGCCATGGTTACCTCAAAAGAGTGCGGATGGTTGAGCCGTTGCGGCGGATCATGTTGATGATGGCGGTCTCGCCGTCGGCGGTGCGCAGGTAGTCGTTCATCATTCCCTTACCGTCGAGGACGTTGATCACTCGGAGCTTGGTGTCACCGGTCTGGACCGTGGTTGCCGGAGCAGCGGCAGCCATACCGCCGGCAGCGAGCCGGTTGCCCGATGGGATCCGCGGCAGGGTGCCGCCGGCCAGGGCGTGGGCGAGATTCTTCGGGAACAGTTTACGCCGGACCAGCTCCATGAAGGGCAAGCCATAGTAGTCGACCGCATCGACCGGATGGACAAACTCACGGGCCGTCATCCAAACAGGAATATTGTCGGCGGTGGGTGAAGGGCTCCAACCTCGCACGGATCCGCCTCCGGCCAGCGCTTGCACCATGCCGCCTGTGGCCATAAAAGCCGACGATATAGCACCTATTACTCCGCTCGCAGCTTGTCCGTTCCCTCCGGAGGACCCCAGGGCGTTCATGATCATCTGCTTAAGAATGATCTGAGAAATCCAGGAAATGGTGGATCGCGCAAAATCGATCAACGCGTCCTTGGCTGACTTGGTGCCGGTAATGAACGAATCCCAGGCTGACACCAGACCATCGGCGACCTGCTCGCCGATCTGATCGCCGATATAGATCATCATCTCGGCATCGGTCTGCATCCGCTCCCGGGCGTTGCGGAAACCAAGACTGAGTGCCTCGCCCATGTCATCACCCGAGGCGACCATGCGGTCGTTCGCCTCTTCCTGGTCGATCACCCCGGCGGCCAAGGCTTCCCGGACAGCTGCCTGATACTGCTGCGCGGAGGCAATGCCACGCCGCCAGGAACGCTCCACATCATCCATACGCTGACCGGCCAGATCGCGCAGCCGATCATTGAGCTGGATCTCGTTGTCCACCAGCAGCTCGGCCAGCTCGCTTTCCGCCCGGATGATATCCGCCTGGCTGGCCTCGGTATCGGCCTTGATCGCCGCCAATTCCTGCCGCTTGAGCGCAACCCGTTCCACCATAATCCGCCGGTCGATGGCCAGCGTCTGTTCCGCCCTGGCCAGTTCGGTCGGCAGTTTGGAGGCGGCAATCTTCTCGACCTCCATGGCCAGGATCTTCTCCTGGCTGGCGGCTCGGAGCCGTTCGGCAGCGATCCGCTTCTCCTCCTCATAGAGTTTCTTTGCTTCAGCCGCCGCCTTCTTGGCTTCAGCCGCTGCCGCCTTTTTAGCCTTAGCCTCTTCCTTGGCAGATTTGGTGGATTCTTGGGATGCGGCGACCTGGACCCTGGACTGGCCAAGCACCTCGGCAGATGTTTTTTTCCGCGCGGCCTCCTTTTCTTCCCAGGCGATGCGCTCCAATCGTGCGGCCGTCTTTTTATCCGCTGTGGCTTTGACCGTGGCTTCCCTTTCCGCCAGGATTGAATCGATCGAAGCGGTGCGTGCCCCATTGATCACCTCAAGCTCCCGCTTTAACTCGCCCGCTGCGTCGCCGACGCTGTAAGCATCGCTGAACGCCGCTGCCAGACTCACCCTGGCTGCCTGGGCATAGGCGATTGCTTTATCGAACCCTGCAGCCACTTCAACGGTCATCAGACCAATGAAGGCTCGAACGTTCTCTGGGAAACGGCGAAACACATTGATCAGCTCATCGACCACGGCCTTGCCGTCGGCGTCCAGGTCGTCGGTGAAATCGGTCCACCACTTGCCGACGATATCAATTGAGGCGCGCACATCATCAGCCCAGCCGAGGAACTGGCCGGCGATCGCCCGCAGGTAACCCTCCAGCTCACCCGACTCAATCATGACGTTCAGCTCTTCCAAGGCGCCGATGCCGACGCGCACGCCATCGGCAATCAAATTACCGATCCCTGCCTTGGAGATGTTGAGGAAAACCTTGTTCCATTCGTCGCCCAAGTTAGATAGAGCGCCGTCCAGGGTTTTCATCCGGTTGGCCATGGCGTCGCCGAAGTTGGTCTCGCCGAGCTTGATCAGATATTGCTCGATCTCGGCGGCATTCTTGCCCACCGTGGTCGTGATGCCGCGAAAGGTGAAGCTGACCTTGTCACCCTCGGAACTCGACTTGATGCCGAACTCCTTCAACCGCTCGAACTCGCCGGTGGCGGCATCGGCCACCGCCTCGATCATCTGGTTGAGATCCTTGCCCAGGGCGGAGCTGGTGTTGCCGTAGCTGGTCAGGGCACGCTCAGACGGATCAAGCCCGAAGTTGACCAGCTTGACGAACGAATCGGCGACCTGGGCCAGGTCATAGGGTGTCTTGGTGGCAAAATCCTGAATGGCCTTAAAGGCCAGGTCTGCCCGCTCGGCGCTGCCGGTAGCCGTGATCAAGCCAGCGCTGATCTTGTCGAACTCCCGGGCCACACCGACCAGCTTCTGCATTCCGGCCCCTACCGATACCGTGGCCAGCAGCGGGCCAAGCAGTCCGGAGATCGAAGCGGTTAAGCCCTTGGCGCCGCTATCCGCAGCCCGAGCCCCGCCGACAAAGGACTTGATCGATCCCATGGCCCGCTGGAACCCGGCGGTCAAGCCACGATCTACCGCCGTCAGGATGATTTCAACCTTCGATTGATTGCCCATTTAATCGCCCGTTAAATATGAAAGCGCGGTCAGGAAGAAGCCGTAGCCGTAGTCCCAGACGCGAGGACCGTGGCCACTGGTAATGAGGCCGCAAATTGCCCGATCGAAGTCGTGATCGCCTCTCGCACCGCCCCGATGATCGCCTGATCCAAGCCGATCAGGCGAACCGCTCCCAAAAAAGCGGCGTTCACCTCCTCAAAACCCTTCCACAGCTCCTCAATCTCCGAGGGATAGAGGTCGATCAGGGTGTCCTCGGTCAACTCCGGGCAGGCAAGAGCGAGCAAACCCTGCACTCGACCGACCATATCGCCTGCCCGGACAGAATCAGCGTTATTGGCCAGCTCCCAGACGACCCGTGTGTTCAGCTCTTTGAGGGTGAACGACTGTTTACCAATTTGAATTACTTTTATTTTTTGCATGGTTCTCCTTGTAGGTTTTCCCGGGGACAGAAGCAATTCTGCCCCCGGGTGATTGGACATGGCGATTAGACCATCTCAAACGGCCAGCTCTTGCCGGTCGGGGTGACCATCGTGCCGGTGAACGACAACTCGGGAAAGCCGCCCTGGGCGAGCACATCGAAATCGCCTTCACCCCGGATCTGCGCCCGCCACACCCGCAGCTTGACATCCCCGCCGCCGATGTGGTTCTTGCCGTCGAGGTAGAGGCCGACATTGATGATCGGCGAGGTGGCGCCGGTGATCTTGGAGCCGCTGGCCGCCGCCTTGTTACCGCTGATATGCAGCACATCGCCATCAAGGGTTGCGTTCACCAGCTTGACCATGCCCATACGGAGGTTGACCTCGTAATCGTCTCCCAGATCATAAGTGGTGGCCTCGGTTTCGTCCTTGACCACGCAGGTGCTCAGGTTGAGATGTTCGACCGGCACCCACTTGTTGAGAATGGCGGTAATCGTCGCCGTATAGGTGCCTTCGGCAGCGGTGATGTCGACCGCCGAACCCATGAAGAAAGCGGCCACAATCCTGGGATCGTAGCGGTTCAGGGAGAAGGCGATGGTCGAACTGGTGATCCGGGTGTAGGAGTCGCCGGTCTGGCCGAGGGTATCTCGGCCATTGAGCTTGTTCTCCAGAGTCTCGGTCTCCACTTTGGGGACCAGCTTGGTGGCGTTGCCGGCTAGGTCAAAGCCGGTTGATACCCCGGCGGCGGTGAGAAAATCGAAATACAGGTCACCGCCTAAAATCATGCCTTGTTGTGCGTTTTCCATAGGGTTCTCCTGGCCATTCGGCCGTGATTATAAAATCTTTCCCGGAACGGCCTGCATGGACACCCGGGCGGTATAGATCAGCAGGGTATCCTCCACTCCTTCATAGCGGATCCTGGGCACAGCCGCAGGCAGGCATCCGGCGGGGACCGGCAGCCAGTCGCTGAAGGCCGGCCGCACCGCGTCGATCAGCTCATCCATCACGCCCTGTCCCTTGACGGGGTCAAGATAACTCACCAGCAGCGCGATCTCCCAGGTGAGCAGCCGCATGGAATAAGGCGAGTCGGTCACCCGTTCATCATCCAGCAGGAAGAACACCGCCGAGGGCGGCGACTGCAGCGCCCGCTTGCTGAATCCCTGCTCCACTACCTTAAATTTGCCCAGCCCTTCGAGCCGGGCCTTGATGGCATCGCCGAGTGTGGTCAGCATCACATCTCCCGTAGCGAGGGCCGGCTGAAAATCCGCCCCTCAGCGCTGAAGCTGGCGCCGACCGCACTCGTCCCCGACAGATTGGCTTCCGGGATGCCGGGGATATCCGCCTTGTTCGCCGCGATATTGGCCAGCAGTACCCGGGCGTTCTTCGCCGCCCTCACCGCTGCCTCCGGAGTCTCCACATGGGACCGGCGGCTATAGAGGATCTCGATCGCCAAGTCGAGAGACAGCCGGGCCAGCAGGGCAGGGACCGGATCGACCGGCGTCGCGTACCGCTTGCAGATATAGCTGTCGATCTCGGTGTCGGCGTCGGCGATCGCGCGATCGACGGCATCCCCATTGACCACTCCGGCGGCAACGTCATCGGTCAAGCTGATGACGGACTGCTCATCGATCCGCTCCAGGAGCAGAGCAAGCGATGCATACGCCATGGCTTATGCTCCCAGCTCCAGGCGCCGGGCCGCGATGGCCTCGAGCACTGTCTTGCGGGTCTCGCCCCCGGCCAGCTTATCCAGGTCGTCTTTGCCCGCAGCCTTGACCAGGGCAATCATGTCTGCCGCCGGTACCGGCTTGTTGGTCAACTCGGCCTGCGTTTCGTGGACCTCCAGGACCATGAGCATGGGCTCGTTGTGCAGGGCCTTGATCTGCCCCGGCGTGAAGGTGCCGTCCGGATGCTCGGTCGGCGTTGCCGGATGGGCCACGCCGCAACGGCGGAACCCTTCTTTTTTACTGGTGATGATGATCATGGGTTTCTCCTTTTAGGTGAGGGGGGCACGGGCGCCCGTACACCCCCTCTTTCTCTGGGGTTGTTTTGTTATCAGCAGCCGTCGAATCAGGCTACCGAGCCGTCCGATGCCCAGATCAGCTGCCAGAAGCCATAGCCGCCTGCGGCCCGAGCCTCGGCACCGAACTTGAACTTTTTGCGCATGAAGACATCGTCGGCCTGCGGATCGATCTGCTGGACAAAGACCGGCTTCTTCCGTTCCTGGTAGATAAACGGCTTGACCGGCTTAGTGGTGTCGAGCAGGAACCATGCGGTGTCGCTGGTCAGCCTGGTGTTCACCTCTACCGTAAGCGTCCCTTTGTAGGGGTTAGGCTTACCATCATCCAGCTTCTCGTTATTGGCCAGAATGTTGGCAATATCTCCCAGCGCCGGCGGGACCATCAGAATATTGGGGATGATGTTGAGCGGTCGACCTTCATCATCCTTGAATTTCATCATCGCCGTCCGGCCGACGCCCAATGATGCGATCGCCGCCGCCTGAGTCGAAGCATTCAAGGCCTTGGTGCCCTTGTTGGATACGCTGGCACCGTTGACCAGGTGATCGGTATCGCACATGTACTGGCCGTCGAAGCAGAGGTTGGTAAAAACGCCATTCTCCAGGTCAGCAACAATCTCATCCGGCAGCTGCTTGGCTGAAAAACCGGCCATCTGCGCCTGAGGTGCGTAGATTCCCAGCTGATCGTCCTCGATATCGTTGCGGTCAACCTCCACCGTAGCCTCAAAATCATCATTGACGATCGTGTAACCGAAGGCGGACAAAGCCTTGACCGACTTCTCACCGATCCATTTCCGCATCCGGGGGAAGTTGCTCAGCCATTTGTAATCGTTCTGGGCCGCTCCGGAAGGCACCAGCATGGCCACCTTTTCCCAATGGCTGGGCGCAGCATCAAAAGCCTTGTTGAAGGTCGTTTTAAGGTTGATGAAGATACTGGCCAGGGTTGCGCCGTTGACAATCAGTCCGCCCAATCCGAAGAGCGCGGCGGCAGAGGGATCAAAGGTCATTGCTTCGGCCCGCAGGCCAAACAATGGCACGGCGCAGATTGCCAGGAACAGCATGCCCACCCAGGTGGACAGGGTGATAAATCTCGATTTCATGGATATCTCCTTTATTGAAGAGCTGGTTAATTTGTCAGCAGCTGCTGCAGCTGGTTATGCCGTGAACATCAGGCCCGATGCTTTAAGCTTGGTTAGTAGGGCGTTGAAGTCCGTTTTAATGGTGGCCACATCCTCCGCAGTGGATGCCGCCTGAGTGGCTATTTGCGGCATGCCTGCCGGAATCTGCACCCATACGCCGTCTGAAACCACCTCGACGCAACGTCCGGCTACGATTCCTTTGCTGCCTGCAGCGTCCGCCACTGTTTCGTCATTCTCAACGAAAACCAGAGCACCTTGATCAGCCACGTCCACCGCGTTGGTGGCCGAGTTTTTGAGTTTAAACAGCTGGCCCTCGTAGACGCCGACCCTCAGTGCTCCATCAGCGCCGCTGGAATTATCCACTCGCTGATCGGCAACACCCACGACCCGGAGCCCTGCGGCATCAGCAGCCTCAACCGCATAGCCATCTCCGTTGATCGCCACCATCTTGCCGCCCTCGATCAAGGTGGAGGCCGCCACCAGTCGGGCCACCAGCATCCCTTGCTTCCTTTCCGTCATTCTGTCCGACATAATTCCTCCCTATTGGAGTTGTTTGATGATTGGATGATTACTTGCCGTATTTGGCAATGTCCTCGGGCGTGTTGCCGAACATGGTAGTGACATGCTGCAGCTCGGCGTTCATCGCGGTAGAGGTGCCCTTCGGGTCTTTGTTTTCCAGCCCGGACGGTCCACCGAGTACAGGAGCCGCAGCGCAGAACTCGGCGAACCGCTGCAACCCACCATTCTGGCGACACTGAGCCCGGTGATATTCCGCCGTGGCGGGGGTGATCTTGCCGTCCTTCAGAGCGGTGTCGATCGCCGTCTCGATCTCGCCGTCGAGCTTGGCGGCCTCAATCGCGTTCAGGGCCTGCTCGGCATTGGTAGCGCGGGTAAGCGCGGCATCGTAATCGCCGCGCGGCACAAATCGCTCCAGGCTCGGGTTGCGGGCTTGGTTGGTTGCTGTGGCCAGGTCGGCGTTGAGGGTGGCGATTTTCGCCAGGGCCTGCTCGGCCGTGGCGTTCTCGGGCAGGCCTAGCGCCGCCAGTAATGCTTTGTCCATGTGTTCCTCCTTGGGGAGCTCAGCACTCCCGTTTTTTTGGTTAAGGGCCTGCAGGTTGAGGTTGGGACGGTTGGTCAGGCCCACCGAAGTAAGGCCGGCAATCTCCCCGCTCTCCCGTTGATACAAAATGACCGGGCTCAGATAGCGGTACTGCTTGCCGCCGACCAGCGCTCGACCGGTGTCGTTCCATTCGGCCCGGCCCCAGATGGCGCCATCCCTGATGAGCAGCTCCCGGATCCAACCGGCCGCCGGGGCGGGCTCGCCCTGGGGGGCCTTGAGTTCGGTACTGTGCTCGATGTCGATCGGCAGATCCACGCCGCCGGCTGTAAAAGCATCGAGTATGGCATGCGGATTATGATTGGTCCAGGCGCGGCCGTCCCGTCCCACCACCTGCCCGGCCGGTATCAGGTGCACCTCGTTGGGCAGGGTGCCCTCCAGCAAGATATTATTGAGCCCGGGCAAGATTTCCGTGCTGTTGAGTGCCGCTTGTCGTCTGGTGTTCATCGAGCCTCTCAGTTTTTTCTCAATAGCGTTTAAACAATCTTTAAAATTTCCTGTGATCAACCGGACCGCCATGACCCGACCATGGAGACGGGCGACCTTGAAATTTGATTACAGCCCGTTTCACGGCCTCGGCCAGGAACCGGTAAATATTCGGCCTCATAAATCGAGCAGCCGTTCCCGAAGCAGCTCGATAATCATTCGCCGATCCTTCTCCGCCAGGTCCATTTCCGTGCCCCTGTTCAAGGCCAGGTACGGACGGGCCGGGATAGTTACCTTGCGGCCTCGCCCCGCCTGCCCGCCGAACTGATGGATTGCCGCGTAGGGGATATGGCCACCGGTGCCGATGGTGACGCTGTCCTTGGTGGCCTGGCTGTGAACCGACCCCTCCAGATCACCGCTTTCCCACAGAACCCGCTTGCCGGTAAGGTAGCGCTTGCCCTTGGCCGAGAGACCGCCGCTCTTTTTCCACCCTTTCTTCCGGCTAAGCCCCATCATCAGGGTAACCGCCGACAGTTTCTTCCAGGGGGTGCCGTCCGGACCGGCTTCTGCCTTGAAATTCTCAACCACCGAACGTTCGTAGAAAAGGCCGATCGCCTGCATGGTCGGCGTCAGATCAGCGGCCCGCCGCCTGATCCTGGTCAGCAGGTCAATGACCTCGCGATCATCTATTTTTACCGAGATATCCATTCCTGCAGCCCCATGGTTTCAATTAACAGCATCCAGGCACGGCCGATATCCGGCGGCATCCTGTTCATTTTTTCCATCATGGCGTCGGCCAGATGCTGTTTGCCGGCGGTACCGACGTTATAGTCCCAGCCTTTATCGGGCAGGTCTTGCCAGCCTTCCGGCCGTTGCCGCTGCTCCGGCCGCGCCTGCTCGTACTCGGACTTGGTGGCGGCCACTGCCCGGCATTTGCAGCCGAAGCCGTTGGGCGGATAGTTGATCTGCCAAAAAGGATCCGTGCGCGGCAGGATCGTGCCGTCCATGGCCAGATGGTTAGGCCGGGGATAACGGACGCCGTCGTTGTGCACGTACTTGAGGTGATCGATCCCTGCCGCTTCCAACTGCTGCCAGCGCCCAGCCTGGTAGGCGGAAGTGATGTTGGTCCGCCAGATCAGATCGCTTCGCCAAGCAGGTCCGCCGCCTTTGAGCTGCCAGCCGTACTTCTGTACCAGCGGGCGAAACTGCTCTCGAAATTCGCGGATGTTGGTGCCGCCGGCGATCGCCGTGTCCACCATCTGCCGGAGCTCGTTCAGCAGGTCAGCCTGATAGGCGCCGGCGCTCATGAATCCCTTGCCATGCGCCTCGCCGGCCAGCTCGTCCCATTTGGTGGTTGGGATGTTGAGCTTGGCCCGGAACCAGGCGGAAGCCTCGTTAAAAGGCAGGCTGAAGATGCGGCTGAAATCCGCCTGATTCATTCGCCGCTCTCCTCCAAACGGCCGGCCAGGTTGCCCAGCAGTTCCATCCGCGCCATGATCTCCCTGAGCTGTTCCGGATCGGTTTGGCTGTACAGCTCAATCAGTCGGTCCCGGTACTGCTCCAGGCTCTCCACCTGGTCGAGCAGGTCCGCCGCCTGACCGATCAATTGGGCTGCCGGCTGCGCGGTTGCTTGTTTGACCCAGGCAAACAATGCCGCTTCTGCTGGCGCCGTTGCCGGCAGCTCCATGCTGTTCTTGGCCACGGCCGTTGGCTGCTTGGTCTCCGGAGTTTCTTCATCCAACTTCGAATGAGGCACAGCTCCCGCCGGCCGCAGCAGGTCCTCCGGCTTAACGCCCGGAGCGGGATCAGGCAGGCCGAGCTTATCGCGCATTACCGATTGCTCCACCTGCAGCCCGAGCGGTACCAGCTCCTTGATGGCCGAAACCAGAGCCGCCACATCCTCCGGCGGGATGGCCCGCAATTGGATCTCCGGATAGTTGGCCTGCGGCCCGTAGTTAAGATCGATGAACGGCCGGACCAGGTCCCGGTTCAAGGACTCTTCCAAGGCTTCGGCATCATCATCGCGGATATCGTCGCGCACTTCTGCCTGCAGATCCTCATCACCGAGTTTGCCCGGCGTTCCGGAGCTGGAGGCGGTCTGGCCGAGAATACCCTTGCTCACCTGGTCATCAAGATAGTCGGCAAGAGTTTTGAAAAAGTCGGAGGAACCACCCTTGTTGCCGGCCTCGATCAACTCGATCTGCATCGACTCGGGGAAGACCGCCGCCGCGTCGGTGCCCAGGTTGGCGACCGCTGTCTTCAGGATCCTGATCTCGTCTTCCCTGGCCGAGTTTCCGTATTTGCCCAGGCGCAACGGCATGCCGAACACCTCGGCAAAGGCAAGCCAGTCCTTGACCGCATACCCTTTGCACATGTACGCCCAGGCAGCCAGCCGGGCTATACCGCCCCGGATCGGGATGCCCGACTTGCCCCGGTGGACATGGGTAAGAAATTTGTAGGGAGCCAACTCGATGCCGTTCATCAGGTCGGTCTCATCGCGCAGGCGAATCTGCCGCCGGCTCACCTGGTCAAACTGAAAGAAGCGGGGATCGCGCCACTCGTAGCGGCCCGGCGTCCACAGCGATCCGGTCTGCCACAGGATCTCAACCACGGAGAATCCCTTGCCGATCGCATCAAGCAGATCCTTGAGCAGCCCGCGGAACCCGGGCTTGCGCAGCAGCGATCGGACCGCCTCGGCGAGTTCTTTGTCTCGAGGAGAATCGCTGTAACTTTCCACCGTGATCGGCAATCGGCTGACCGCCAGCTTGCGCTTGCCCAACTCGGCCGCGTAGTGGAGATCACGTTCTTCCATCTCTTCGGCCAGGGTCAGGTAGGCATGATGGTCGCCGTCGGCTGCAGCCCGCAGCAGGCTGGCCAAGACGGCCGGGGTCAGGCCCGAGGCGTAGCTGTCATTCCAGACGGTGCGGATCCCTGTCAGGGTCGGCGCCGCCTGTTCGCGGGTCAGCTCGCGGGTCTTGACCGGGCGATTGAGATAGTCGTACAGCATTGTTAGACCTCCACTACGAACTCCGACACGTTCGCCCCCAGGGCATACATTGACTTCAGCTGTTTCTTTATGGCATCGCCCCGCGACCAATTGGTGTTGAACTGAGCAAAACATGCCATGCCCATGGCCATGAGACCTGCCTTATCAAGCGTCACATAAACATTGTCGACGCCGACCTTGTCCGCTGTTTTCCACTCCCGCGTATAGGTTTCAGGAAGCAACGGCAGCGCCACGATCTGGTCGGAAATGTAATCGCGGTCCATGTAATATTTATGGTCAAGATAGTCGAAGGTGCCGGACTGCAGAACGGCTACGGCGCGGTCGACTTCCGCCAACTTTTGCTCCAGAGCCAAGAGAAGAACCTCGGCTGCATGTTGTTCCGCCCATCCCTCTTTCTGCTGCCATTGGCCATCAATAAGTTCAAATCGGTCTGGCGATGACGAGTACCATTCAGATTCGCGTGTGGTGTAACCGCTAAACCCGATCGCCTCCTCAACTCCCTGGACTGTAAAGCCCAGGCGAAACAAGGGCGCGTTGCTATCCTCGATCAGATCGTTGCCCTCTACGACGAAACGCCCCTCCAGGAGGCCCCGCCATTTCTCCTGCCATCCGGTCAAATGGGCGGCTCGAATATGCTCGTAATCAGCGGAAGTGTTTAAAAACATCGGATTGCCTTTCATTGTGGCCTCACGATAATGTGTAGAATCTGTCTATTTTTTTAATTGTGACCGTAAAAGGAATCTGGTCGCCGTATTTTTCCATCTGCTCGATCAACACATCACTGCCGGTGAACAGCACCCGATGGGCATCATCAATCTCCAACTGCAGTAAAAGGCACTTGCCGCTTCTGTTCTTCTCATATTTCGACCGCCTGATGCTGCAGCCAATGACCAAAACCTCTTGGTCGAGAATCTGCTCGATCTTGATCTTTTCCCCATCGAGCGGGGTGGCTTCCTCCGCAAAGTCGGAGAACCGTTTAGCGGGCATAGGCTGCTTCCAGCTCCTGCAGCTTGGTTGCAACTATCAGGTTGCGGGTATTGGCCCACTTGAGCCATCCTCTGGTTGACGCGAGCGAGGACCGGGCCTGATCTTTGTTCAGTAGCCCGGCAGCTATTTTGCGTGGGAGGTCTGCCAATCGCCGCTTCACTCTGGTCGCCGTGCTTTTGCGCAGCAGGATGTGGTTTTTGAAGTGCCGGTACCCGAGGAAGTCGACGCCATGGCTTACCGGAAAAACCTCGGCAAAACTGAAACGGAGTTGCAATCGGTCGGCAAGAAACTGCCGAATGGTTTCCTTCATCCGTTGCAGAAAGGATTTGTCATCGCCGAACAGGCAGAAATCATCGCAGTATCGGAGATACCCCTTGACCCTGTGGACCTGCTTGATCAGCTGATCGAGTTCATTGAGGTAGAGATTGCCAAACCATTGCGAGGTGTAATTGCCGATCGGCACATTCTTGTCGCCCGGGTAACTGAAGATGATATCGTCAAGCAACCAGAGGGTGTCCGGGCACTTAACCTTCTGCCGGACAATGTTGGAGAGAGTCTGTTGATCGATGCTCGGGTAAAACTTGGCAACGTCGCACTGCAAACAGTATTTGTAGCGGCGAACGAATTCCATGGCCCTGCGGCTGCCGGCATGCTGGCCCTTGCCGTTGCGACAGGCGTAGGAGTCGCTGATCATCAGCTTGTCCCAGATCGGCGCAAGGACGGCCATAAGCGCGTGCTGAACAATGCGGTCGGGCGCGAAGGGGAGCACAAAGATTTCTCTGGTTTTTGGTTCGTGAATCATTTTCGATTGATATCTGGATGTCGTGAACGTTTTGTTGACCAGCATTTGCCTGATGCATTCCACATTGCCAGGCACGTCTTGTTCGAAACGCTGGACATTACGCATGTGCTTTTTCCCTCTGCTGGCCCGCTGGTAAGCCATCATCAGATTTTCGGATGATGCTATCTGTGCGAAAAGGTTGCCGTGTCGTTTCATAAAAACCCGGGGATGATGTTCGGTTGCCCTACTGGTCACCCTCGGCCTCCGTCGTGTGTTTTGCCTTTCGGTTGCCCTACTCAACAAGGAGCAAAAGCCCAGCCAGGGAGTTTGACTTGTTTCCTGTATCCGGGTGCAACTGCGAGCACTGATATTCGAATTCGTATTCGATCGGGTGTTATTCGCATTCCGTGAGCGCGAACTGCAATTCGAGCCATTATTCCAATAACCGCCGGCCAGCAGCCGCCAAAAGCCTTTGCCCCCTCAAAAATTCGCGCGTGTTACGCCTGGCACCGGGCGCAACCGCGAGCACCGAGAGCCGAACTCGCAGTCGATCGGGCGCCACTCGCATCCCGCGAGCGCGAACCGCAAGACGAACCAAGACTCCAAGAACCGCCGGCCAGCAGCCCGACAGCACCATCTGCGCCTTGAGTGTATTGCTGCCCGCGTCCTCCAGTTGCCTTATAGCTCCAGGCACCGTTGTAGACGCTGTCATGGTTGCGGTAGAGGTGCCCGCCATCAATCCATTGCCACAAGACGCCCACCGCATCCTCGACGCCGATGTTGGATATGATTCGCCGGCCCAGGTTGCCAGTGACTTCAACCCCGCCATTGGCCACGCCCAGTTTGAGCGCAGCCGTACAGTCGTTGCTGGCGCCTGCAGTGATCACGGCCGAGGCCGACACCCCCGTGCTTCCCGGGCAAGAGACGATGTACGTTGTCCCGTAGGTGACGGTCAATCCTCCTGCCCACGGGATTGCTGCTCTGATCGCTGTTTGCAAAGCGGCGGCAATCAATGCTCCGGTGTTGAGGCCTGCCGGCGCAAACGATATTGCTACGGGAGCCAGGCCGTTTAGGGCAATCGTCAGCTGCTGCGGATTGGCCGCAGCGGAGATATCAGTCGACGGAGCGGCCGCGCTGGTGGACGTCCCGTTGGAGGCCCCCGTTGTGCTCCTGTGCATGCCGGTCGTGATCGGATCCGCGCCGCCGGCAATATTCACGGCCGCTGGCGACCCCAACGCAATCTGGTCGAATTCATGCTCAAAAAGTCTGCGCTTGCCCACAGCGGCAAGATCATCGCCGTGATCCCAGTAACTGCGTGTATCGGTAATCGCCGCCCCGCATTCTGACCTGGTTGTCGCCGCTGTCCCCGCCTGCAGGTAGATATCTACCCAGACGTCAGCGGCAAACGAAAAAACCATCCCCTCCGGGCTGCAGACAGGACGGAAATCAATATCCCATATCGATGCCGGCAGGATATCACCGGTCAAAAACCCTGTCAGTGGATGGCCCGAGATAATCCCAGCAGATAAGCAGAGACAATGAAATCCGCCGATTTTGCGGCTGGTGTCGGCTGTATAGCCGGCCGGGACCGTGGCATTAGCTGAAAGGATCAACCCCGCAGACGTGACGTACAGGTAAAAATCCTTGCCGGCACGGCTGGCGGCAACCGTGTAATCGGTCGGCGCCGTGCTGTCCCAGTTGGCGGCCAGGTCAAGATCCATTGCCCGCTGTGCGATCGGCAGCAGCTGCCCGCCCAGCGCCACATCCAAGGATGAGGGCGAAATGAGGGTTCTGCGGCCTGATTCCGTTGATGAATCGATCGCGAACAGTTCCGAGCGCTGATAATGAACCGGCGAGACCGGTGTCGATGATCGGGGTATTGACGGGTTTAACTCCATTACGCCCCTCCCCTGACACGCAGCGAAAAGCTGGCCATGTCTTCGCCGCTCGTGTTGACGATCCGCACCAGCATCCGTGGCGCCATCACCTGGGAATAGATGTGGTGGGCTGGCGTATTTGCAGTGACCGCCGCCACAATTGACGCCTCACCTTCCGAAACGCCATCGGGCAGGCGGATGAACTGGACGGTGCAATCCTTGTCCGCCGTGATATCCAGGCCCAGCTTCATGATGTTGTAGGTTTCGATAGGCCCGCAGTCTCTGGAGCCTTCGGCCGCTGTGATCGGGGTCTCATCAATCAAGAGCAGCGTGCTTCCTGAGCCTATATGTCCGGTAGGTTGGCCGATTTTTTCGTTCATGTTTGCCTCATAAAATTATCCTGTTTTCCCCATGGCTCTCACGAAGATGATTTTGCTGTAGGCGTCGCAGTGAGCACACAGCACGTCGCACAACCGCATGTCGTACCGGGCGCAGCAGTTGCCGCAGGGGTCACCCGCAGGCATCTGCACATTTTCGGTCTTAAGGTAGGTGATCCCGCCGACGATCACGCTTCTGGATGTGACCAGGGCAGCTGTCATAACGGCTGCACCATCACCAGATCCCGGCCCCGACGCCCAGCCCGGCCGTCACCTTGATCGGCCGTTCAGCACGATCATCGGCCCGCCTGCCGACCGGATGGTAGGCGTATTCGGCCACCTCCATCCTGGTGGCCGAGATGGCCATGGCCACACCGATGGCCGCGTCTCCGTGGCGCTGGCGGCCGTCTGACCCTTTGGTTTTCGTTTCCGGCAGCTTGGCCACGCCTTTGATCATTTTGATTGCCCGGTAATCATCGAGATGATCGGCGTCCCGGGCCACTTCAATGGTCCCGTCTTCAAAAAACGTTTTAAAGCGCGGCATTTCTTCCCGGTACCAGGCTTCAGAGAGCATTACCTGTTCGATCCGCGAGATCCCGTATCGTTGCATTGCCACCTCGGCCAGGTATTGGCCGTTGCCCCTGGCGTCCATCTTGCCGAAGGTGAACCTGGGCAGGCGATCGATGATGTAAAAAAGGATCAGCTCCTGTTCCTTGAACGGCACATTCGACATCTCCACCACAAACGGCACCCGGTAGCGCAGGTTCTCCCGTTCGGCCAACGGTACAATCACCGAGAGATCGCCGCTCCGCGCAAAGTCCTCGCCGAAATAATGGCGGCGTTTCGGATCCAGGCCAGCCAACAGCGGCGCCAGATGTTCATCGCACCAATCCCGGGCCTCGGCCTGGCGGATATGATCCGGCAGGAGCGCGAATTCATCCTTGCAAGCCCAGCGCAACACCGGAATGTCATCGCGCATGCACCGCTCGATGATGATCCTCGGCAGGTAGGTGCCGCTGCCCTGGCTGGGAACGCAGAACAACTCCTCTTCCGCGTCGTCTCCGTACGAGGCGACGATCTCCGTCCGCCATGCCTGCTCCGCCGCCGGCGACCACGGTCGGCCCTTGACCAGGCAGATCCGTTTGTACAGCCCTTGCTCCAGGGCGTCGTCAAAGGTCACCCGGTGCAGGCTGTACGGCTTTTTCCCGGCGCGGATGTCGTTAATCAGCTCGTTAAACGGGTTTGAATCGCCGTTATGGGTGGAGATGATCCGCACCTGGCCGCCCCACATTAACAGCGCCATCGCTGCCTTGATCAGTCCGGCTAGGTCATCATGGAAGGCCGCCTCATCCAGGACTACGCGGCCCGCTTTGCCGCGCAGGTTGGACGGTCGGCTCGACAGCGCCACGATCTTGTTGCCCGAGGCGAACTTGATCCGGAAGGTCAGGATGTCTTTATCCTCATCCTTGATCACCTCTTCCTCAACGGCTCCGGCGACTAGGGCATATTTCTTGACCCACTCGGCGCAATCGTTGATGAACTCCTCGGCCATGTCCTTGTTGTAGCCGATGTACCAGACGTCCTCGCCGTCATTGGAGGCCGCAAACAGCGCGTCATCACCGGCCTCCGACCATGACAGCCCGACCCGCCTCGATTTCTCGATCACCTTGACCTGGGCGTTATCAGCGGCCCAGGCTTGCTGGTAGGGCAGAAAGGCGTGTGGAGCCGCCGTCATTGCCCGATCCCCAGGATCTGCCGGCGGATATCATCCACCGTCTCAGGAGACAACCCGGTCTTTTTAACTTCGCGGACCACGTTCTCGGCCACCTGCTGCGCTTTCTCCATCTTGTCCCACCGCTCCAGCAGGCTGCCGATCTTCGACAGCGTATCCATCATCGGCGCCGATCGCTCCCTGGCCGACAATCCCTCGAGGAAAAATAGCTGGTCCTCAAACAGATCGCGCAGCCGCTGGATGTTGGACCGTTTCTGCGTGCGGGCCCGGTCCCACTCATCCATGTCGGCCGAAGGCACTTTGCTCTCGTCTTTCCATTTGGAGAGACTGGTCACCGAAACATCGAGCATCCCGGCGATGTCGGACAGTGCCCGCCCGTCGGCGTACAGCCTGATGGCCTGCGGTTCGAGATAGGCGCGATCGCCTTTCTTAGCCATAGAGCGCTTCCTGCAGTTCTTCGATCCGGGAGACCACGCCCAGCAGTTCCGCCTGCTGCATCACCAGCTCATCCATCAGAGCCGCCGCCTCGGGGATCCGCATCGCAGTCGGCTCGTTGATCAGCGGATTGACCAGTTCACCGACGCGCTCGCAGTTGGAGCGGAACTTGGCGCCCAGCTTCTTCTTCTGTTCTTCCAGCTCGGCCAGGCGGCCCTTCATAATCCTCCGTTCGTTCATCCTCGCTCCTTATCGTTTCTGCATGCCTTCCATGCGCGCGGTGGCCAGGGTGATGGCCTTGGTATTTTCCCTGATGACGTCAAGCACGCTGTCGACCAACGATTGCGTGCTCCGGGCCAGCTTCTGCGTATCTTCCACCAGAACGACGTTGTTCTCGTACTTGGTGGCCATCTGCGCGGCGATCAGCTCCACCCGGCCGCAGCCCGCCACCATGGTCCGCTCCAGCGACCGAATCGCCCGGATGCCGAAAATAACGGTCAGGAACCCAAGCAGCGGCGGGGTCAGCATGAACAGGGCGAGCAGCGCCCAGGGACCCCATCCGCCGATTTCCTTCAACAACCCGATGATCGCCACCGCCAGATTTGCCTCGTTCATCGAAACTCCTTTCGTTTGCGTTCAGATGTTTGCTGGCAGCGAACACACCGGGTGCACCCTGGGACCGCCTGCCGTCGTTTCTCCGGGATAGCCCGGCCGCAGTCCTCGCATTCAGCGAGCGCCTCGCCCTGGGGCATGGATCCTCTCTGCCGCTGCAGGGCCAGCCGTTCAAACTGCTCCTGGTTGGCCTGGGCGAGATCTGCCTCATCCATCAGGCGGCTTTTTCCACCTTATGGCCGATGCCGATCAGGCCAAGGGCGCTCACAAGGCGGGTAAGTCCCCCTTCCGTATCACCGTTGGCGAGCTCCACCACGCCCATGATCACCAGTCCGACTGCCGCCGCCCAAGTCTTCCAACCTTTCATTGTAGTTTCTCCTGTTGTCGTTTTCTTTGCCAGATGGCGTACAGGCTTTGCAGCCAGGCCACGCGGCCGGGCTCCTTGCCAACAATTAGTGTCATCGTTGGGGACGAAGAATTATTTGTCCGTTCTTCAGGCCGCTGCTTGGGTGGCCTGCCCCGTCGTTTCTTCTCAGGTACGGTCGTACACTCCGGAGCAGAGATTTTCCTTGGCCGGCCTGGTCGTCTTTTCTCAGGTGCGCTCGAACACGCCGGGGAAGTCTTCATGCTGGCTCCAGTTCTTGTAATGGATGTACTGCTCGCCGTTCTGGCACTTGACCAGGATCCGCGGCGGCCGGTGGGTCAAACTGGTCAGGGTGGCCTGCAGGGTCTTTGGCCCCATGCCGCCGTCTACCAGCAGGTCAGGGTAGAGGCGTGCCCGCGAGTTGAGGGCGTTCAGCGCCCGCTGCAGGAACTTCACCCCATTGCCGGTCCCGCAATTGACCGACGCCTCGAACAGCTCTTCAGCCACCTCCGGGCTCACCGGATCAATCAGGTGACAACACAGCTGCCGCCAGAACTCGGTGTGATAGAAAGAGCGCACCAGGTCGGACAGCTCGGCCGACATGGTCAACGGCTCGCCATGTTTGCGGCAGTCGTCAATCACCTGCCAACCTCGCCACTTGGGATGCTTGTTGCGGGCGATCCCCATGTAGGTCTCTCCGCCCCGATCCTTGGGGTTATTGGCATAGCCGCCTTCGTGCTGCATGGTGGTTGCGAATGCGTTGACAAAGGGCATGGTCACTCTCCTATCTTGATGGTGAAAGTTCCCACCCCTTTCAGCTCCCGGAACGGCGGGCTGACCACATAAGTATTGCTGGGGCTGCTCTCCCGCCCATCTTTGCCCACGGCAACAATGGCGAAAGCCTGCGGCACCGTTTCGTCATAGGTGTAGGTGAATTTTACAGTCCTCGCGTTGGGAGCCACGTTGTCGATCACTACTTGCCGGTCCTGGTTGTAGATCCGGAACCCGCTGATGTCCGCCTCGTCTGCGGTCTGGTAGCTCCATTGAGAAGCCATCTCTTTGCTGACCTGGGCGGAGAATGCGGCGCCGGTAACGGCCAGCAGGATAATCAGGGCCAAAATGAGTGTTCGCTTCATGGGTCCGTCCTTTGTTGAATGGGGAGAAGAATGCTCCACCTCAAACGGGGCGGGCCGGAACCCGCCCCTGTCACAAGGAGAATGCAGGCATGAGCAGTGCCTGTCTGTCAGAGGAGGTTGTACTGGATTTAACAGGGGGAGTTGAGCCGGAGAGTTACGGAATAATACAAAAAAAGGGAGGCCGATGAGGCCTCCCTGAGGGGAACGGGCAAATGATCATTCGCCTTACAGGGCGCTTAATGCCTGTTTAGGATGGTTTCAATCATCAGATAGCTCACCGTGGCCGATGAGGGTCGCATTTCAATAATTTTTATTTGAATACTTAATAGTTGTGATACGATATGCGCACACCTTTCAAGATATTCACCCTTCAATTGGAGGTCATCCCATGAAACCAATCGGTAAGACACTTATCATGACAATCTTGGCCGCCACGTTGACGATCCCGTGCATTGCTGCCCCCAGTTCACAGACGATATTTGGGTTTGAACTTGGCAAGCCCGTCTCCCTGGGCGAGTGTCCTTATAGGATGATTGGCACCTACAAGGCATATGAGGCTATGCCGCAAAACACCTGCGTTGAGGAAGCTCACCCGTTGAATGGATATGGAGTTCCCGTTCGCAGGGTTATTTTCTCAACAAACGAGAATCCCTTGATTGTAAAAAATTCAAGGGCCTTCTTGCTTGAGAATGGTGGCGTTCTTATAGGCTTTCACTTCTTAACAAGAGGTTACGGAGTACAAGATATCGCTTTCTCACAACTAAAGGAAAAATTTGGAAAGCCTACTTCTGTTGATAAGGGTGTTGTCCAAAATTTAGCTGGAGCCAAATTCAGCTCAATCAGCGCACAGTGGAAGTTCAATAATCTCCATATTACTTTCGACGGCATGAGTGGAAATATCGAGAGTGGAGAAGTATTTTTTGACCTTCCCGAAGCCACAAGACTCCGATCCGGATGGGTTGCGCAAGGACGCGAATCAGAAAGAAAGATGTAGCTTTGATACTGTAACAGCCCCCTCCTTGTGCTACTCTGGGAAGAACCACGCAAACGACCTTTTGTGTGCTCACGATTTCCACCATCAAAAAAGTTTCATCTGTTTCTGTTCCAATTCGCCCTGGCTGGCGGGCTTGGCCAAAATCTTCTCAATGCTGCTCTGACTCAGCCGCCAGTTACTGGCGAGCTCGCGGATCGTGACGCCGCCCTGGTCATACTGGGCCCGGATCAGATCGTCCCGCCAGGCCCGTAACGGTCCCCGCATCTGGCCGATATACACGCACTGGCCGTTAATGATTTCTGCCAGGGCCAGGGCAATCAGCACTCCCAGGCCCGGGAAACGCTCTTCCATGCCGGTGGCGATCAACTGCATGTCCCGCGGCAGCCCGTCAATGGGCGGCCGGTACTGTTCCGGCATTCCGGAAGATTGATTATTGATCAAGGCTCACCCCCTCCCGCTTGGCCCAATCCTTCAGGGCTTCAATGATGCGGAACTTGTCCTGGCCGTCGCAGAAACGGAGATGATCCTTGCCGGCAAAGGTTTTCGTGGTCGTCATGCGCTTGACGAATTTCATCAGCGCCTTGTCCGATCCGTCTTTGACCACGCCCGCCTGGTGCAGGGTAATCCACAAGGCCTGGATCTTCTTCGACTGCCCATCTGCCGGGATCTCCATGCCCGGTAGCCGGACGGTTCCCCCCTTGGGCTTCCAGCCCAGTTTCTGGAAATAATTGAGCAGGGTGAATGCCTGGCCGGGCGTCAGTTTGGCCGCTGAATCCTTGTTCTTGCCGAAGCGGGCCTTCAGGATATCCCGATAAATCTCGTCGGACAGGCCCAGCTCTTTCTTGGCGATATGAATCTTGGCCAAATCAGTTTTACTCGGCATGGCTGCCTCCTGTTTCTAGCTTCCCGGGGGACAGATTCAAATCTGTCCCCGGCTGACTAGAAATAAATTTCCGCATGATTTCACTCATCCCTCCCGGATCGGACTGAGGTCTGGTCACCCGCTGCGATCCGTCCGCCTCCTGTTTCCTGTGCTGCTGTTCCTGCCGGGCATCAGCCTGATCAGCCAGTTGCCAGACGATCTGGCGCAGGTAATTATGGTTCTTCAGCGGCCGCTGCAGGGTGGCGGCCCGCTCCACCATCTGCTCCATGGCGGCAGCCCACAGCTGCGGCGGGCAGGGCCGAGACGGTTTGCCCTGAACCTGCACATGGCCGGGAGCAAGCAGGGTGACCAGCTCCTGGGTAATTTTACGGACCTTCTTCCAGCTCAACGCCCGCTGCTCGGGCCGGAAAAGCGAGAAATAGCCCAGGGCCGCTTTAGCCACTGCCGGCGGTAAGCCGAGAATGGCCTGCAGCGCCGCCCGCGCCTCGATATCGTTCTCCCAGGCGTTCGCCGATGCGGTCGCTCCGCAGGATGGACAGGTGAGGATCATTTGTGTATGCACCTTGCGCACGGCCCTGGATTGAATTCTGACATCTTATGTCTGCACGTTTTACACTTAGGACTGTAAAAATGTCGCTGAATGATCTTTTCATAACGATCAATCATTGGTTGTTTTTCGCAAAATGGCCTTGGGAATCCGTTGTGCCCACTCATCCAACAATCTCCATCGTCGCAATCAAAGCAGCACGGCTCCTGTGGATGTTCGGTTTGTGTATTTGCTCTCACGCTCTTCTCCTTGTGGCTGCTCATCAGGACCAGGCCGCCACGCCTGATCGATCCCTGCCGGTGCTGTCAACGCGACGGATCCGCCCCATGCAGACCCGCCACCGGCTGGGATTTCGCTTATCGTTCCTCTATTCCTTCGGACCCGGCCAAGCCACATCCCGCTCCCGAATCCTGTCCTCACACGCCGGGCACACGCTCGATTCCGGCGGCTGCCAGTAATCGGGCCGGATCCCGCGGCCGCAATCGGCGCAGAGGCGACGCCCCTCAACCGTCATAGCTGCTCCCCTCGCGAACAGGTTTCCGTTTTTCGACCCGATCCAGTGTTTCCGGTCATGCTCAGCGCCCGCCACTCGGCGTTTCCGGAGTTCCTCCCGTACTGATCGAGTTCGGCAGAACTCACCCGGCGGCGACCAATTTGTTTGCATCTGCTCCTGATCGTCGCCTCGGGCAGGCCAATCGCCGCGGATGCCGCCCGTAAACTTTGGTATTCGATGCCATCAACAGCCCATCCTCCGCACTTCCTGTTGTTGTTAGAGGATCTCACGGCAACACCTCCACCACTTTGGCGCTGGTCCAGTTGTGGACCGATATCCGCCATTTCCCCTGGCTCAGCTCCGGGCAACGGTCGGCGGGCAACCGCCATAAACGGTGATTGCCCGCCGTTCCCCGGCCTTCAAGCTCATCCAGGAGCATCCGGTCGTACAAATCGAAAAAGCGATCCAACAACCCGGGCGGAATCTCATACACCCGTCCTGCTGGTACCGGTCGGTCGGTAGTCTCATGCGTCGAGAACCGCGCCCGCAGCTGGTCGATGGACCGTTTCAAATCCTCCAGCGTCCCCATCCTCACACCCCCGAGAAATCAAGGTTGATCTGCTGATACTTGCCGTCCTCGCCGCGCTCGTAAAACCGATGGTAAACGCACGATCCGGTAATGGTCACCGCGTCGCCGATCGCCTCCATTGCCTGCTTCCAGGTGGAATGGTCGATCTTCAGCTTGCGCAGACCAAGGATCCGCTTGGTGTTGATCTTGCCCTTCTTGTCCACCTGAAAGGCGTCCTCAATCAGGGTGCGCACCTCGCTGGCCGAATACTTGGTCCACTCCCGCAAGCACTCATCCACCAGCACTTTGGCCGCCTGCAGCCGCTCATCGAACTCGATTCGCTCGGCGATCTCCCGGGTGATCCGGTACTTGCCGTCAAAGCTGTTGAGCGTGATGTTGCCCTTCTGGCCGCCCAACTTGACCCCGTACTTCTCGCTGCTCAGATCAAGAAATGCGTCCATGTCGCCGGTCAGTTTTTGCTTAAAAATCGCCAGATCGGCGGCCACACCCTTGGCCGCCTGCACGGCCCGGAGCACGAATTCATCGCGCAGCAGGTCCACTTCCTCAATCTGCTCGATCGGCACCATGTGGCCGACCGCGTTTTCCTTGTACCCTTCCATTATGCAGCCTCCTCGGTCTGTACGGATGAACGATCATTGGCCCTGCCGGTCAGCACGCTCAACTGCGCTGCTTGATTGGCCATGTGCTGATAAAGCTTGATTTTCTCTTGCGCCAGATCACAGGCATAGCCGATCACCATCATCTGTTGGTCGGAGGGCGTGCCGAATTCAAGTGTCAGCTCAAACACCCGGCCGATCTGGGCCAAAGCGTCGGCGCGATAACCGACCATCAGCTCCGGCTGGGCCGTCCGCTGCTGCAGGGCCGTGGCCGTGTCCCATATCTTGGCCAGGCTCTCCTGGATCCGCTTTTCCTCGCCCGGGAGCCATTGCACCGCGGTCAGTTTGTTGACCTGGCGCCGAATATCTTCCAGTTGTGCCTGCATGTGCAGTACCTCGTGTGTTTCCATCTCCTGCTCCTTGTGTTGCTGTTGCGGCCCGCCGTCCCAGGGTGTATCCTGGCCATGGAGCCTGATTGACTGCTTGCTCTGTTGTCCTAGCCGGGGAATGTTCGCGCATTCCCCGGCTTTTTTTTCTTCTTTCACACCCCACCCCATTCCCAGCTGATCCGCACTGCCATGATCCAGGCGCCGTAGATGGCGGTGAGCATCGACACCAGCAACATGCCGACGCCGAATCCGCTCAACCACATCCCCCACACGCCGACAATAAACGCCCAAACGTGCAACCAACGATACAGCCAGTTCGGGATCCAGATATTTCTCCACATCACCTTCTCCTCGTTAAATTTTTTAATCCCGCTTTAACCCTTCCGTAAATCGCAGTTCAAGCAGGCCTTATGCTGCTTGATCACGCGCGGGTTGCCGCCTTTAACGCCCAGCTTCCGCGCTCGGTTCCACAGCTCAGCGCACTTGGCCGGCGCGATCTCTCCCAGCACCGGGCACACCACTTTGCCGTTGGCGCCGTACATCTTCATCACCCGCCGTTCCATATTTTCTGTATTCGCCGGGTACTTCCCCGACAGCAGCAGGCTGATCGTCGCACTCGACACGCCCATTTCCCGGGCCACTTCCGCCATGCCGACCACATCGGCCCGCTGCCGTAAAATTTCCAGCCATCCTTGAGCAAACATGTCCCCTCCACCGTTGATTTTCGCCGTTTTTTCACTGACTATCGGCCGCTTCAATGATTCCGAGGCCATGTTGTAGCGCAGCTGCCGTCCGGTCTTGCCCACTACCTTGAGATGGCCATCGCGCTCCAGCAGTTTGGTGTATTCCTCGACGCTGGCCCGGGCCGATCCGGACAGCCGCACCAGGTCGGAGCGGGTGAAGCCGCGTTTAAGCTGCCTGATTGCCCGCCATATCTTATCCCGGCCGGTATTTCTGCCCGGGCGCTTGGCCGGACGCTCCGTCAGTTCCCGGACGATCTTCCAGGTCGGATTCTGCCGTGCCGGTCCCGGCTCGGCAAAGCCCTTGGCCTCTTTCTTATCAACAGTCTCAATCAGAAATCCTTCCCCGGCCAGCTTATCCAGCACTCGTAAAACCGGCTTCCGTTCCAGCCCCGTCCCTTCAACCACCTGGGTCAGGGTGACCGTCGACTTATCGCAGGTCAGCAAAAAGAAGACAACCGGGTCCATCACCGTCATCGCCGCTGTTCCTTCTTCAGGTACGCGTCCAGGTGCGCCGCCTCCACCGTTTCCAGCCGGTTGTGGCTGGCGATCCGCTCCGCCCGTTCCAGCCAGGTCGTCGTCATCCGTAGCCGCCCTTTGCCGTGCAGATGAATGAAGGCGATCGCTGATTCGGTCAGCGCCACTTCGCACACCTGCTCCGCATAGTTGGCAATCTCTCGTTGGTCAAACAGCTCGAATTTAACCGTCACCGTGATCCGGTCGCACAGGTGCGGGTACTGTTTCAGCTTCCGCTCGATGCCGTCCATCCCCATGAGGATGATCGGCGCGTTGGTCATGTCGCTGATGTCCCGCACCGTCTCGATAATGCCGCTGTCCACCAGATAGTCGGTCTCATCAATGATGATCGGCGACGACTGTTCATCCAGGATGTTCAGCAGCTGCTCAAAGATGTCGGCCGACCGGTACTTCGGGGCCTCTTCCAGGGCCGAAACGATGTTGGCCAGCAGCTCGCGGCGGGTGCCGCCGTCCGTGGCGCGT